GAAAAGGTTTTATTTTCTGATTCGCTTATATTATTATTTTTAGGATCAAAATTTCCTTTATTAAAAATTGATTTTATTTGATTTGAGTTAAACACTATAATTTCTGTTGGATATGAACCATTGTGTCTGTCTTGCAAATATTCGTAATAAAATATCCCATCATATCCTTCTTCTTTTAATTTTTCTACATAAGTATCTGATAGAGAAGTTAAATCAGTCATAAATGGTTTTTTTACTGACAGATAGACTGTATATATAGAACCTTTATTTAATAAATCTGATGAACCATTAGGGTTTTGTCTTGCATATAACTCAGCCAAATCTTTATTAGGAGTAAAATAAAAACCTTTGCCGTACCAACCAAAATCTGTTTTCCCATGTTTAGTTATTTCAAATTTATCAAAATCCGAATCCGTTCCATGATAAACCATCAAAGGATTTCCATTTTTATCAACTACTTTGCTATCACCAAACCAATTTTTAAAAGCAGGAGAAGAAATAATTTTATTTTCTGATTCGTTTATATTGTTACTATTAGGATCAAATGTTCCTTTATTTTTAATAGATTTTATTTGATTTGGATACCAAGCAATATATATATCAGAAGATTTTTCATCATTCCCATATCCACGAGACATTATACCATCATATCCAGTTATTTTAGTCACAGCAGTATGTACAATTTCTTCTCTAGGACCTGAATTAATCAAACCGCCTATTTGATCAACAGCGTTATCCATACTTATACTATCAACCGCTTCTTTTATTGCCTTCTCTACACCTTCGTATCTTACATCTGCATAATTAGATAAAAATCCATCAGCAATTGGTTCGCCATTTTTTTTAGATTCGGATTCAGCAATTTCTTTTATAATTTTTATCAATATTAATTTTGAAAATGGTTTTGTGTTTGGAAGCAATGGTTTTTTTATTGCTAAATATGTAGAAAATATTTCTTTTCCATATCCTTTAGCCATATTTCTATCTGGAGTAAAATAAAAGCCTTGTCCTAAACTGGTTCCGTTGCTTCCTATTTTCTCTCTATCAAATGAATTAAAGGCAACTTTAGAACCATGATAAACCACTAAAGGATTGCCATCCTTATCTACTACTTTGCTATTACCAAACCAATTTTTGAAAGCAGGCGTAAAATTTTTATTTTCCTCTGATTCGTTAATTTCTTGTGGCAATTCTAATTTTTCTTTATTCAAGACAATAAAAGTTTTTCCATGTAATTTTGGATCACTTCCAAATGTGCTATCAGGAATTGCTATAACATCTGCATTATGAAATTCACCAATTATATCGGCAATATCATCTTGTATATGTCGGCTTTGTGTTTCCCATAATCTACCGTCAATAGTTTCTTGTATTAAAACTTCAGGATCAATATCATTTTCTTGTGCATATTGAGTGATTGCCTCAAGTGCAGTTGAGTCAGAAGCAAGTTTTTCAGGATTACTTAAATCTACTATTTTTGCATCTTTTGATATTTTTAATTGGTTGATTTCTTTGCCATATTCTTTTGCTAAATCTTTATTATCAGTAAGATAAAAAAATCTATTTTGTTTTCCTGCACCACTTAAAGTAGTAAGCCTTTTATCACTACCATGATAATAAATATCATTTTGTTTAAATTGATTAAGTTCTTTATTTTTATCAATAACAAAATCACCGCTTTCAAATTGTTTCCCACCAAGGGATTTGTAAATTGAAGGAACTTGTTTGTTATTAGAGCGTTGTTCATTTTCGCCTCCAATTCCCTTATATTTATCACCAATATATTTTAATGCTGTTTTATAAAGCTCTTTTCCTAATCCTTGTCCTTGGTATTTTTTGTCGATATTAACTTTTTCAATAGCGGCGTAACCTTTAGTATCAGATGTTCTTCCGTTTCCTAAAGTCATATCACCTATTTTTTTATTATCTTTCCATAGCGATATATATTTTGCATTATTTGGGTCATCAACAGCTATTGAATATCCATCTTTTTCAAAAACAATATTTTTTCCATGCTGATCAACACGAATTAATGAACGATTTTCTTCTGATTCTTTAATTTCATGTGCTAATGTGTATAACCCAATAGGCTGCCCAAATCGTTCTCTAAAAGCTATTACATAATCATTAACATTAGGAAGTCCTAATTTAGCACTTTCTTTAGATGCTACTTTTAAAACAGAGCCAACATGTAAATGATTACTCATTGTTTTTAACTTAACATCAATATATTTTTTAAACGCATCTAAACTTTTATTTAATTTTTCTATGGTTAGCTTCTTACCATCATGAGTTTGCCATTCAGGATTAATTGTCATAGATTCGTTTATTTTTCCTTTGCCACGACAAACAGGACATCTATTTTCGTAATGATCTAAAACTCCATTACCATCACAATTAGCACAAACATTATTATTTTCTTTTTTATAAAAGTTATCATAATGATTTGCAATATTTTTTTTCTCAATATCTGCTAACCAACCAGATTTTTGTATAGGTAGTTTTTCTATTTTTTCACGTTCTTCAGGTGTTAAATTAGCTTTCCTAATAGATGGGTATTTGTCTTCACTAATATTGTTACTATTTGGATCAAAATTGCCTTTATTAAAAATTGATTTTATTTGATTTTTATTGAATACTGCAAATATATCAGTTTTTTTACCTAAGTTTTCATGTTCCTCATATCCTAAATCGCCGTCTTCATCAGTGACATACGACACACCAATAGGATCTCTTGAATTTTTAAATATTACTCCATCGCAGCCTTTTTTATTAGCTTCTGAAATTATTTCATCCAGTTTATCTTCAGCATCTAAATAGCCAAGAGTTTTTCCTTTAGTATCAACTATTAATGGGTTTTTCATAGAAAGATATACTGGAACAATATTACCAAATGTATCAGTTTCGCTATATTTTGAATATTCTGCATGAGCGGCATAATCACTTGCCAATTTATTATCGCTAGTGAAAAATATTGGTCTCATTTGGTGGTATGCAGTACCCTTAAATTCATCAAATTCATCTGCTGTTCCATGAAAAACCACTAAAGGATTTCCATTTTTATCAACTACTTTGCTATCACCAAACCAATTTTTAAAAGCAGGCGAAAAGGTTTTATTTTTTGATTCGTTTATATTATTTTTGCCAAACATTTCTCTTGTTTTTTGCAATAAATCATCAGATTTTACGTTATTATTTAATGCTACTCTATGCAACATCTCTATCTGTTTTTCTTTTGGTAGTTCAATATTATCTGTTTTAAACTTTTTTAAGGCTTCTCTAAATTCTTTAATAGCCTTATTCATATTGATTGGATTCAAATGACTATTATATTTTAATTGTCCATTATAAAAATTTGTTGCTTCAGTAATAGACATTTTATTTTTTTTAGCAAACCAATATAATTTTGATAGTTTTTTGCTTTCCGTAAGCTGATCAATTGATTTCAAAAATTCTAATTCTTTATGCAGAGCATTTGCCCAATTTTGATTTGCTATACCTTCAGAAACTGGAACTTTAGTCTGATTAACCAAGCAAGCTAAGTCTGCATCAGATAAAATAGCGTTTTGTAAATTGGAAATATTTTTATCTACAGGATTCAATCCAATGATAAAATTTGCAAGAATGTCTGCAAAATTTCCTTTTGGAATCACTGAAATTGCATCAGATAAATTTTCTTTTACATAAGAATAAATTGGCAAATCTCTTAATAAAACAACACCTTCATTTACGGTTATATTTTTTTTAAGAAGATTTAATACAGATATAATGTTCATGAAAAACGCTCAAAATTAATTTATATCTATATTTATTACAATTTTGCTTTAGCTTTATTAAGTTTTGCCATTTCTCTTTTTTTAATCTTATCTATTGTTGATATTTCTATCCAATTTAAAATTCTTAAAGAATTTGTCAATAAAATATAATTAAAATCAGTTTTTGATAATAACTACATTTTACTACCAAAAATTTCATCTGTATTAATTATCAAAGCATTCAAACCATTTATTTTAAAATGCTCTTCTAAATATTTTTTAGGTCTTATACTATTTGTTTCTATATGTGCTATAATTTCAAAATCATTTTTTTCGGTTAAATTTTTATAATATTCATAACTTTTATAAAAATGTACTGATAATGAATATTCAAACCCTTCTTTTGCATATTTAGGAATTGCTTGACATATCGAATTTTTTAAATAAATGTTATCAATATTGCTAAGTATTGAGTCATGTTCTTCACTTGATTTTACCATTTCTACTATTTGAACTTCAAAAGAATTAAAAATTTTTATTATTTCTGATGGTTCATAAAAGGTTATTTTGTTATTATCCTCAGAAATTTTTGAATTTTTAAAAAATCGTGTTACATACATGTCTTTATTATAAACATATGAAGTTTTTAAACCTTGTATTTTTTCTAAAACAGTTTCAACACCCCTTTCACTTTCAAAAAGATGAGGCTTATCTTTAGATAAAGTTAATGTATACGATGACCCATCTTGATAACCTAAATAATAACTTTTATATAAAGGAGAATATATTGTAAAATATAATAGTTTTTCATCTTTAATCATTACAAAAACCTATAGACTGTTTATTATAAAAGATAAGTTGACCAAATTTAGCACCTTGTAAAATCGTTGGATAAACATTTTTTATATTACTTTTACTATAGTTATGATAAATCATATCAGTCATTAACTCTATTGAAACATCTAATGGTGTTACTTGAATGACTGGTTGTTTAGCTAAAGTCATATATATTAGCTGGCATCCTGCAATATAAGCATTTGATGTGCTTATATCAATTTTTGGAAAGACTTTAGGTTCAAATATATCATTGAAGGGTAGATTACTATTAGAATAGACTACATCCTGTTTAATATAATGTGATTGTTTATTTTTCTTTATAGGGAAAATATTATTGATTACTGAAACTGAGAAATTCAAAGCATAGTTTTGACATATTGCTTCTTTAAATTCTTCAGTTCTATCTGTTAAATCTATTGCTTCGCCAGAGGTAAACCCAGCATAAACCAATAAATTTATAGCATTATTACTTAAATTTTTATATTCTTTATGATAATCGTCAATTAGATTATCCATCTTCATAGTTGGAAAATGCTTACTTAGGAATGATTTTTTTGTTGAGCTAGCTAAACAACTATCATTATATATGTAGACCATATTTGGAAGTTCAGAAGACAAAGGGTTTTCTAATGAGACTTCTCTTTCGTTTGGAAAAGATAAAACAGAAAGCGGAAATAATAGAACAATTACGCTAACTAGATTTTTTAATTTCTTCATAAATGCTTTCAAAATGATTTTTTAACTTTTTTAATTCTTCTTTGTTTTCTTCATTATAGAAATTAAAACATCCTTTGTCAATCTCATCTATTAAAAGATTAATTAATTTTTGTTGTTTCTCTGCCAATTCATTAATGTTCATAGCTTATCTAACCCATATTTTTTTATATTTTTCAATAAAGAAGTAATTTCAAATGCTTTTGAGTTATATTCAAACCCTGTAGAAAGTGCAACATAGATAATTTCTTCTTCACTTAGCATTATTGTCTTTTCATAAAATCTATAACTTGGATAAGAAGAAATCAAAAAATCTTTAAAAATTGCGTCTTTTTTATCATAGGATATCAAATAGAATTCAGTTTTTCCATCATAAAATGAAAAATCATTGTGAAAAGTAAAATATGATTTAGTAAATCTAAAAGCATATCGTTGAAACCAATTAGAAATTAACATATCTCTTAAATCAAAAAGACATTCTTGTAAAACTTGCTGAGTGTCATAATAAAGGCTTTCTTCAACTGATTCATAATCTGCATAGGGAATATAAGGATTAGCGACTATTTCACCTTCTTTATAATTTAATTTTACATCAACTTTATAAATCTTAATATCTTTAAAAGTTTTTACTATATCATTTTTAACTTTTTTGTAATCTCTATTAATATCCCAAGAACGATTAACTAAGAATTTTATAAGATTATGTGCAAGATGAGATTTTAAAGTTAAAATATCGCTAAAATATTTTAACTCTTTTGGGAAATCATCAAAACGATAAAAACTATGTTTTAATATTGGCATATAAATTAAATCCCAAACCCAATAGGTCTACTACCATCAAGTTTTTTTATTTCATATTCATTTTTTACCATTTCTAAAATTTCTTGTTCATCAATGGTTCCTAATATATCCGTTCGTTTTTTAACAGCTACGAAATCTCCAGGACTTAACTTCCAATGTTTTGGAACAGAAACATTGTCTAATCCAAAAAATCTATGAAATGATTTTACTATTTGTTCGTTACTTAGCCAATCAAATTTAGCTTTAAAAACAAACCTTCTCATTGCTGCTTCATCAAGATTATCAATCAAGTTCGTAGTACAAATAAATGGGTGCTTAGCACTTTCCATTTGTGTAAGCATTTCATTTACTGCTGTAATTTCCCATGATTGTCTTGCGTTTTTTCTACTTTGTAAAAAACTATCTGCTTCATCAAAAATAAGCATAGCATTTTCAGAATCTGCTTCTTCAAAAGCTGCTGCAATATTGGCTTCCGTTTTTCCCACCCACATAGAGATTAAATCGCTTGCTTTTTTAAATATTACTTTTAAACCTAAAGTTTTTGCAATATGTCGTGCATATGCACTTTTACCAGTTCCAGGAGCACCATGTAATATCATGCTCCATGCGTTAGTTTTTGAAGCATGTAATTTTTGCATAGCTATTTGCAAATCAATATCTGTGTTTGCCAAAGTAAAATCATATGGGATAAATTCACCAATATAAGAGTCTTTATTTGCTTTTGGTTTTTCTCCATGATTATAAGCAGTCAATAAAGATTCAATAACTTGTACTGCTTGTTTATTATCTAATTTCGCACGATTAGCTATTTCTGATACCCCATTAATAACTGATGGGGAAGTATGTAAATCAGAAAATATATCTAAAGTTTCTTCATCTAAAGTTATATTATTTTCTTTTGTAATACTTTCCCAAAGTTGTTTTCTTTCTTTTTTCTTTGGTATTTCAAATTTTACTGCATAGCTCATTCTTCTAAGCATACTTTGATCAAAACCGCTAATACTGTTAGATGTCCAAATTACTGGCACTTCACAATTTTCTAACATACGGTTAATCGTGTTTTTACTTATACACAATTTGTCTATACGCAAAATATCTTCCATTTCATCAAAAAGCAAAACTATATTTTCTTTTTTGAAGTTTTTAAAAAAACTTAAAGCAAACTGTAAGTCACTTAATCTTAAATCAGGAGTATCATCGACTCCCTCACCAATAACAATAAGTTTCCATTTATTTTTATCAGCTAAAGCATGAACCATTTCAGTTTTGCCAGTTCCAGGCAATCCATATAATAAAATGTTAGTACCATTAACGGAATCTTTAATGCTAGATTTTACTAATTTTTCAATAATTGGTACATGAATATTATCAGAAAAGTTGCTATAATTTAATTTTCTTTTAAAGTCATCCTTAAAATATTTAACAATATTTTCAAAATTAATTTTTTTATCATCTAAAATGATTTTGACATATATGTTTTGAACTCTTGGCCAATAAGGATACACCTTCGTATCAGAATTAAACATTTCTACTAAACCATCAGTAGATGGCATACAAATACCTAATTCTACAAAATCTTCAATAATTTTTTTATTTTTTTCTTTTGCTAATACTTCAGTCATTTTGAAAAAATTATTTTTCCAATATTCCTTATTTAATGCCCAGTTATCAAATAATTGAATTGAACTGACATTAAAAGTGGATAATAATTCTGCATCCATGAGAAATTGAAACATTTTTGTTTGTTGTTTATTAAAATCAAACAATTTTTGTATTTCTTTAACTTGCTTTCCAATTTTAACTTCAGTGTCATCCGTAATATTATATTTCTTTTTAAATTTCTTTAATAAATTATTAAGCTCTATAATAACTTGTTTATTCATGTCAATTGGTCTGACTTTGGCATTTGAATCATCAGCTAAAACATTAGTAGGCTTTTTTCTTCTTCTTTTGTTATTAGAATCTCTGTATTCACATATAATTTCAATAAAATCTTGTAAATCATCATTAGATTGATAGCCAAGATATTGCCAAGCATTGGTTATGCCATCAGAAAAATCAGTTATAAATCTAGTAACTACTGAAATTCTATTATTACGCATTAATTCATTAACTAACCTAAGAAAATATATATTAAAATTATATTCAGAAATATCTGTTTCTTTTCTAAATTCTGCATTAGCCATATATTAAAACCTAATTTTTTGAATTTTGTAAAATATTATACTTTTAACCTTAACATCTTTTATACGTTAAGTCAATAGCAAATTATTTAAAAGGAGAAACTAAATTACTATGATGTTTACTAAAATTTAAAAATTTTTGAAAAGGGATTTCAAAATTAAAATCTAAATGACAAAGTTCAAAAAGAAAAATAATTGTTTGAATACCAAAAAACTCTTGTTCTTCCAACATTGGTTCATTACTCAACTTTAAATAATTATATTCTTTTTCTGATATAATAATAAAAGTTCTAATTCCATTGTTATAATAAGCTAATTCATATTCTATACCCATAGAATCTAAATATTTTATAAATTCATGCTCTCTATCATTTACAACAGAAATCCAGTTATTATCGTTTTTATAAAGGTAGGATGTAAAAGAACTACTGTGAGCAATACTATCAGCAATTTCTGATGAACTAATAACATTATAAAGTCTTAAGAAATCAACAAATATTTTATAATTTGCATATAACCAAAAGGTTTCCTCATCTTTTTCATTTTTAAATTTAAAGTTTAATAGATTTATTTGTTTGGTTATATTTTTATATGTTTTAATCATTCTATTACTGCTTACTGTGGTTTTTTTATACAAAGAAACAGAATTTGCATGAACAATTAGTGCTATTAGTCTTTTAGTTATATGATAATAGGAAACATCTTGCATTTCTGGAAGATAGTTTTTTAAACACCATTCACTGGCTTTCCAATTTCTATTTTCATTAAGATCAAATAAACTATCTTTAACAATATGAAAACTATATAATTTCATAATTTACTCCAATTTGGAATATCTTATAGAATATAAATCATTTTGTCAATGGAATTTTTCCTAAATTTATAAACATTTTAATCTGTAAATTATCTTTTAAGATTATTGAAGAACTTCCAATTATGTCAATTCTTGCTTGGTTTAATAGGTGATTTCTTGAAAATAAAGCTAGAGCTTTTCTTGCATTTTCTATTTTATCACTACCAACATCTACTTCATCTTCCTTATCACCCACTCCACAGCGAAGGCTTACCCAGTTTTTACGAAACATTTCTTTTATTAAAGGATAATCATAATCTTCATTAGGATCAATGTCTTTTATTCTATCTAATGATAAATCATATTTTTCAGGATTTTTCAATAATTGAGCAGTGTGATAACCATCAAACTCTATCATTTTCCTAGAGTTTAGGTCAATCCAAAAACTTTTTGAATTATGGATATATTCTAATAAAGCTAACAATTTCATAATTTTATTTATGATAAATTATAAATTTTGAGTACAATTAATAGATGTTCCAACGGTTTCAGATATGTTGTTTGATAAAACATTTAAAAATGTTATTCTACCTCCAGTACCATTATTTCCTTTATTGCTAGATGATAAGCCGCCGTTTGCACTTAAAGCATTTGTTATAGTATTTCCCCAAGAATATTCATTAGCAATATATATCCAGCCACCGCCGCCAGCATTAAACCCTATACCGCCTTGACTGTTTATAATACTTTGCACAGAATTATTACCTTTGTTTATATATTTTGCATTAATGTGTATTACTCCGCCACCACAACCACTTGCACCAATTTTACTCTCAGCACCACCGCAACCACCCAATATTCCTACATTTAAATCGCTTATATATCTATAAACTGGTACTGGTTGAAGTTGTGTTCCCAAACATCCACCACCAAGACCGCCATTTTGACCATAGCTTTGGTTTCCTGTAGTTCCTACACTTATAGCACTTCCTCCCCCTCCTACTGTATTCCCATTAGCTGATCCTAAAGTTAAATTTGAACTTGTCAATGAATTAATATCTGTGAACATTATATTATTAGTGATTGCATTACTCAAATCTAATACTTCGCTTACGTTTATTTTCCAGCCATTGCTTAGTAAATGTCCCCCAGCTAAAGTAAGATTTCTCCAATACATATCCCTTGATAATGTTAATGTTCCTGTAGTTAAAGTAAAATCTCCATCGTATCCTGTACCAAAATATTCACTATCATAATTCTTAGAATTTGATAAAATATCCCAAGAATTTAGATTGGTATATCGTAAAGTTATACATTCGTTAGGATTTAAGTATATATTTTTATTTAAGTTAAATCTATTTGTGCTAATACTAAGTGTAGAGTTTTGTAAAAATTTAATTGGAGTTGTGCCATTATTGATTATCAACAATTCTTTACCACTAATTCCTGTAGATATTCCACTAACAGATATAAATGCGGAAGAATTTAAATATAATACGTTAGAATTTTCTAAATTTGAAACATAAAAGTCATTTTGATTTGCAAATACAGAAGAAAACACTTCATGGGTTTTTCCATAAAAAGTAGAAATCGTACTATCTGGATTAACTATAATATCTTGAGTTAAACCACTATGTGCTAATTGTGAGTTATTTTTAAAATATAAACTTGTACCAAGAGTGATTTCTGATACATTTTCTGAATTTAAAGTAGGATTTCCTAAAAGGCGAGCAGTACCAATTAATTGAATTTTTTGATAAGTTATGGCATTATTACTTACATTTAACGGTTGCGGTGTTAAGAGCGTGGTGTCTAAAGTGCCATTTAAATCTGCTGATAAAGTCAAAATTGTCATTTAAAATCCTTTTAATTATATTTACAAGTTGACAGTTTGAATATTTTTGATATAATTTATATTATGAAAAAAATAATTCTATGTTTTAACACTATAAAAGATTATGGCGGTTATTATGCTATCTGTTTTGAAAAAGTTCATATGATTAAAGAATTTTTAAAATCTAGCAAAATAAACTATGATTCATTAGAATTTAAAAGTGTAATAATTGATGAACAAGAATTTGATTATTTATGTTTATGTTTTCCAAACATAAACTTTGATTTTTATATGGAAAATGAACTTAATGAAAAAATTTACATTATTAAATAGAATATGAAAAAAATAGTTTTACATTTTTCTAAAACTTATAAAACAAAAATAAATTCTAACCATAAATTTATTGAAGATGAATATCGTATTATCTATTGTGAAGAACAAAATAGGATTAAAGAATTTTTAGCAGCTAACAATATCAAATATTCATTAGATTATGATGATATTGCGATTGATGAACAAGAATTTGATTATTTATGTTTATGTTTTTCAGATATAAACTTTAATTTTCATTATCGTTTCGACGATTCAACATTCTATAGAGTAAGTAGAATAATATGAAATATCATTTAATATTCAATCAAACAATTAAATATAAGGTTTCTGGTCATCAACAATATTGGTCTGTTTGTGACAATCAAAAAATTATTAAAAATTTTTTGATTTTAAGCAATATTGAACATATCTGTAAAAAAAACTTTATAAAAATTGACGAAAAAGAATTTAATTATTTGCTTTTGGCTTTTCCAAACATAAAATTTGATTTTGCTTGTCGTTTCAAAGATGTAACAACCTATAGAATAATATGAAAAAAATAATTATAGATTTAGCATTTCCACAAACTCATCAATATTACAAGAGGGATTTTGATTTTGCTTCTGGTGATATTAACAAATGTTTGGTTACTGACTATAGCAAAAACCAAAATATGATTAAAAAATTTTTAGAAGCCAGCAATATCAAATATTCATTAATAGCTTATGATACTATTAGGATTTCTGAACAAGAATTTAATTATTTGCTTTTGGCTTTTCCAAATATGAAATATGAATTAAGAAAATCAAAAATTTTAAACCCAAGGCAATATATAATTTATGCACTATGAAATGGTTATTTTAATTTTTAAAGATAGTGAAGAAGTTTATCAAAACACATGGCTTATTTGTAAAACACAAACAATGATAGAAGAATTTCTTTTAACAAATAAAATTAATTTTATTAATGAAGGAAAGCAAATAATAATGAACCAAAATAAAAATTAATTTTTAATGCTCAGTTTTTCAGATATTGATTTTAAGGAATATTATAATAAAAAAACAAATATATTAAGTTATTCAATATGAAAAAATCAGTTTTACAATTTGAAAACACTCCTAAAAATTGGGATAGAGTTGGTAGTCACAACATATTTTTAGCAAGCAATGAACAAAAAACTATAGAAAATTTTTTAGTCTTTAGTAAGATTGAATATTTTGGAAATGATTACCAAATAGAATTGCAAGAAAAAGATATTTTATATGTAATATTATGTTTTCCTAATTTAATTTTTGAAAAACTTGATCTATCTGAAAGTAATCTTAGTTGGTTAAGTAAAAATTTTGAATCTTACTATTTAGTTAAGTAAAAATAGAGGTTGTAATGAAAATATTAAAAAATATTTTGGAATTATTTAAAATAAAAAATAAAAAAGAAATAAAAATATCTATTATAGAACTTCTTAAATGTGCAAAAATAGGAGATTTATTTTTGGTGAATAACTATAATCATTTAGATAAAAACAATATAATTAAATATGTAGGAAGAAATGGGGTTGACCATTTGCAGTTTCTGAAAGATAATAACGGCGTTTCAATATTAGTTGAAACTAATAGATATGGCGAAAATCCTTTATTTAAGATAACCAAGAAATATATATGAACAAATTTGAAATAACCTTATCTTTTCCAAAAATTTATAATTCCTCCAAGGAATTGATAAATCCTTATGATCATTTTACTGTTAGTTTTATAAAAATGCTTAGTGATAACGGAATTAATTATAAACAAATAAAATCTGATATAATTATAGAAAACATTGATTTTCTTTATCTTCGTCTTATAATTACAGATAGATTCTCTTTTATTCAAAGAGAAGAATTTACAGAAAGCAAAGAAATAATTAAACAAGATTTCTCTGTAGTTTTTACTCCTAATTTTACTTATTGTGACTATATGATTAAAAAATAAAAAATTTAACCACTAAAATTTACACTACCAGAACCCATCCTTAAAAAATCAGCAACTTCAGAATCTGCGTAAATTAACCCTTCAGTGTTAACTTCCCAATTTAATCTGTTATCTGGTAAAATTTGATTTGTATTTGCATCTCTCACTATAGTTCCAGATGATAATTGTAAATTTATACCAGTTCCTTGTGTTCCCCTTAAGCATTGACCAAGAACATTTTGGTTTGGAACTGAGGTATCTACTGTCCAAAAAATTATTCTTTCTCCATTTATAAAGATAATCCCTGGTTCTTGATTGTTGATATCTGGCTGTTTTAAAACAGTAGCATCATTAACTGTAATTGTTCTATCTGAAGGAAGTAAGGTATTAGTTAAAAATGTACTGTTAGCATCACTAATTCTACTAAATTCATAATTACCAAAAATATTTTTGAATATTCTAAACGCAATAGGTTCTTTTGATGGAAGTTGCGTAAAATATTTTATAACAATTTTGTCACCAACATTATACATATCTGTTATTTGAACAGCAATATTGTTTGAAGCATTAGCAAATCCAGATTCACTAGCATTATCTTTAAGACTATCATATCCAGTAGTTGAATCAATTAATTTATAATTAACGCCATAATTTAATAAATTACCATTTTTATAAACAAGAATACTATTAATATCTCTTGGTTTTAATCCAAAAATATAATTATTATTAGGGTTTGAAAAGTAAGCTAACTGATAAGTACCAAAAGTGTCATCTATTGCATAAGTAGTAACTGCTAAGGTATCACCAGCATTCCCAACATTTAATTGAATACTCTCGTTGCCTATAATACTATAATCAGCACCTTCTTGAACTATTACTAAATAAGTTTCGCCTATTGTTCCAGCATCATTAAAAATTATTTGAGTATTGGTAGTGGTATAAGTAGTTGGGTCAACTAATTGTCCGTTATTATATAGAATAACATTAGTAGTTAATAAGGCAGAAACTGGCAAATTATAGGAGGTAGTTATACCATCTCTAGTAAAAACATTTGATGGAAATGGCATTAATCTTAAACCATTTAAGAACACGTCAGTATTTAATAATTGCGGATTTGCATTTTTAGCAGGGCTAGCAACAGGAACTAATTGATTAGTAGAAGTCAAAACCGTTTGTTCTGTTAAAATTTTACTAAAAGTATTTCTATCAAAAATAGTTATTGCTACTTGACTATTATTAGGAATAGGACTCATTATAGTTATTTGTGTTCCTGAATAAGAAACAGTAGCAATAGCTCCATCAACTGTAGCAAATATATTTGATACGTCACTTATAGGAGTTTTCAAATCAAATGTTGTAGCATTAGAATTATTATAAACTTTTCTTTTTTGAATTACTCCACCACCAACACCAAAACTTGTTATCGTCAATATATCGTTAGTAAAAATTGCATTATTTAATATTATTGTTGAATTGTTTGTATTATAAGTAAATTGCGAAGGCTTTAGTAATACTCCATTCAAATAAACAAATAATGCTTGTTTATTTTGAGGTACTTGTCCTATTGTAAATGAACCAGTGATGCCTGCTGGCGTACCAGAAAATATTTTAGTACGCATTTTTGGTCTTCTAATTTGACTTACAGGTAAATCTGTTAGATCACTATCATATTGTCCCGTATCATAACCAACTGTATCATAGCCACTAATTCCAGTTGGGGTATCTTGTGTGTAAATACTAATAGAAACTGCATCCCCTGCTCTAACTCGGGTTAACTCTTCAGGATGATTTTTACTTAATAAAGGCTCAATAAATTTATTTCCATCAATGATTATACTGCTATCAGTGTTATTAACTGGTAAGAAATTTCCAGGAATAGTTACATTACTTGCACCACCATTGACAAAAACATCATAGAATTTTTCTAAATCTCTAGTATCAAAATCATATCCACCAAGAACATTTTCATCATATGGTTGATTATCAAATCCTGCACCCAAAACAGTTCCAAACTGATAAAATTTAGCACCATCCATTACCGTACCGCCAAATTCTGTTCTACTAACTAATTGACTTAATACTTTTGGTGGCATTCCTTCAGTTGGTGCGTAATATAATTGTGCTCTATCTGCTGCTGTTAATTTATTCACATCATAATTAGCTGGGTTTGCATTATCAGGAATATTGCTAGTTCCAATAACTCTATCATAAAGAAACTTAATATGATTAGTATATTGATCAGTAACTTGAACATTTGCAGTATCTACTTGGGTTCTGCGTTGTTCTGTTAATGTTCTAAGTTTAACGTGATATGGCTTTGCTTCTGTAAAGAAACTTACTAGATCATCCGTTTCATCATTAGGTAAAATATAATCTTGGGTAAAAGATAGATCAAATCCCTGACCATAAACCATACTGGTTTTAAATGCCCAAGGAATAATACTTTGTTCAGTATGAGCATATCTTACCATAGTGATAAAAATTTCATTTTGCTGCACAGTAGTCAATAACGTATTTCTAAAAGCAAGAATAAAGTTTTTTAATACGGTACTTATTGCCAAATCTAAAGAAGTATTTGTAATATCGTAATTATATAAATTATCTAAAAACTCAATAGTTCCGTTACCTTGTGCGATTAATGCAAATTGACTTAATCCATTTACTAACGTATATAGATAAATTGCAAAATTGCCAGCTCCATTGTTTAAAACTTTAATAATGTTTCCTGATACAAATTCATTAACATTTGAATTCATATCACTAATAGTGTTAAATGTATAATCTATTTTTGTAGAAACACTATATCCTGCACTATACCAATCAATATTTTGCCAGTAATCAGTCGATCTATATTGTTCATTTGAAATTAACGTCCATTGTGAATTTCCTTGGTAAGTCCATAAACTCCAATAATTATTAAGTAATTCATCATTTAGTACTAATACTCTAGTTCCAGCACCAATACTTCCTATTAATAAATTCCTTGCTGCTCTTGTACTGACTTCAATATCGTACATTGTAGAATCAGGAAGCGGATCATTAATTCTTAATAAACTATCCCAGTTAGTAATAGCTACTGCATTTACCAATGCTAATTGATTATTAACTTTTTCTATGAAATTTCTTCTTGCAATAAGTCTATTACTAAAAAAGGTTTGACGAGGTCTAAAAGCTGTACCATATTTGATTACTGAACTTAATGTAGGATCAGGAACTGTTAAATTTAAATCATCAAACCCTACTAAACTGTCTCTTAATTTATTCCATAAATCTATATACGGTGGAGTATTCTGATCTTCTTCCCTTAATAATAACCATTGTTTATGAATTATACTATCATTAGCATTTTCATAAAACACAACTTGTAAAACGCTACTTTGATCATTTATAAAAGTATCTGCATTATAAATTATAAAAGCATTTATATCTATTGGAGCAAACCATACAATATTTTGATTTACAGTATTGGATATTAAGTTTGCTACGCTATTTGCATCTAATCTTCGTTGTGGCAATCCATCTGGAATAGTTGTTGGTAATAATACCCAAAAATAATAAGTGGTAATATTACTATTACTGTTGCTATCATATTCAACAACTTGAGAAAATGGTGTGTCGCCTTGATTATCTACATAAACCGTTCCTGATGGTCTATTAGTACCTGTTTGTTGCTGTGACAATACATAAGAAGCATAATTATCTGGCGAAACTGGGCTTGCAGTCCATTCATAAATGTCTACTGAAACACCAGGAGCCAATGAACCCCAATTTTTTCTTCTATAATTTAAATCACCTTGTTCATAGTCTAAATATCTAGTTGTACTCAAATCCCACCATAATTGACCAAGCTGAGCTGCACCCCAAGAATTTGCTATATCAATATTATCATTAGTATTGATACTATCCGTATAAAAAGCAGGGTCATTGTCTATTTTATAAGTTATTTCTTCATCTGCACTAGCAAATATTAATCCTTTTACTGGGTCATAAACCTGAACTTTTACTTGATCAATATTAGTAATACTGTCATAGATATAAGTAGTATAGATTACGTCAGTATTAATTCTATCATTTTGTAATCTTTCTTCTCCCCAACCATCTGATGAATAACTATAAACTGCCCATAAACTTAATTCATTGCTATCAACAAATGATAAATCATTTACTAACCATCCATTAAATGGAACAAAATTATCTCTTTCAGTTAATGAACTAAATCTAACTGGTTTTAAAACATAAACAAATGGCGAAACTAAATTACTGGTTAATGCTAAACCTGCATCAACTGTTACATTACCAGAAACTGTAAAATTAGTACCTAAAGAATCACTAATAACTAATTGGTTACTTTGGCTAATACTTGCAGTAGTTGAGGAGTTTCCTGCATTTATTAAAGCATTGTTTATATCACTAACTGTTTGTGTTATACCATTGCTAGTAAGAGTAACTATAATTGGTGTTTGGTTCGTTAATGTAATAGTTAAAGTATCACCAATAGTAAAAACTGGATTTTCTATAGTTCCTTGAATTTCTGTACTATATATTATTCCTGTATCAATAGCAACATCAATACTAAATTGCGTGTTTAATAATGTTTGACTAGAACTATTAGTATTTAAAACTTGTTGAACGCCTTGTAATTCTCCACTTGTAGCAGTAGAAGTTTGCAAAAACAATATATCATTTGGATTTAAATCATGAGGTGTCAAACAAGTAAAGATTGTTGGGTCACTAGGATTTTCTCCTATTTCAATACTTACAAGCTGAGCATCTTTGCATACTCGATAAACTGTCCAATCTTTATCATCTTTTAATATTTGCCAAATAGTATCCCCATCATTAAATACTCCACCATTTTCTAATACTTGAGTCGAAAATAAATCAGTAAGAGCGGAAGTATTCAAAACAGTATAAGTAGTTTCATTTAACTGAACGTAACCAGCAGTTGGTAAGTCTCTACTTGTATCGTTTTGAAAATTTCTTAACGTAAATTGTTTATTTGTTGTATTATTGGTATTTTTTAATACCCAACGTGGATCATTAGGTAAAATATCTATATGGGTTGGGTCAGTATCTGCTATATTATTGAATTCTATAAGTTGTGGATTCGTAGTAAAATCACTTGGTCTAATCTGTAATTCAAAAGAGCTTTTTCTTTCTGTATTGCCATAACTATTTAACAAAAAAGCCCATTCTTCTAAAACATTAAATCCAGCAGTCTTAGTAATAAAATTGCTTCTTAAAATATTACTAAAACTTGGCAATGTTCCTTTGCTTTTGATAAAACCTAAATAATAATCAAATTCAGTCTTATTATCTAGTAATAATCCATCCATATAATCAGTTTCAACATAACCAAGGGTATGTTGTGCTAAAGCATTCGTATCACCACTACTTGGTGAACGATCAAAATCATAAAAATGTCTAAATTGATCTACACTAGTTTCAAAATTCTTTATTAACGTAGAATCTTGAACTAGAAACCCATCAGCTATTGGTTGTCCTAACCAATTAGTAGTTCTATCAACAAAAATCTGAAGTCGTGGCAATCTAATACCTAAAACTGGATTATAAATTAAATTTCCAAAATTAGTAGTATTATCAAGTATTAACGCATGTTCATATTCTTTTAAACTTAATCTTAAGCAATAGACACCTTGAACACTGGAATCATTTAATGTTATTTCAAAACTATTAGCATTTCTAGTAACAGTATATTTGTCATTTGAAATAGCAAATCCTAAGCGATCTAATACACCATAAACTCCATTAACAAACTCAGCAGTATTATCTACAAATCCTTGGGTAAAATTATAAACTAAATGATCACTTGCTGGACTAAATATTATTGCATCTCCAGCAGTTAATTGTATTTGACTCCATGATAAAAAGTCATTTGCTGCACTAATAAAATCTTTTGGCCGTGAATTTACCGTATCATAATCAGCAAAAGACCATCCTTGTGATTCTAGCCATGCTTGATAGCCAACAAAAAAGTCATAAACGCTTTGTCTAGTAGAGAAAGATGAATAATACAAAACATCTACTGATTCATTAGCAATTTGATAATTATTATTAACTGTAACATTTTTTACTGTTAATGATGTAAAACTTGAATTTTGTACTGGTAATATTTTAAATTTTTGGGATACGCTATCATAACCGCTTATTCTGTAGCTAGTACCATCCCATATAACTATTACAGCACTATATATTGGTTGAGAAATACTAGCACCTTCATAAAGAATAGTGTTTATGTTTGCTGATGGGATTATACCAAAACTTTCACTATTAAGTTCAAGTGTAGTAGTGTCAATAAATGAAGCAGTTCTATATCCTAATTGAGCATTAAGATAAGTTTGCAAATATGCAAAATTGGCAGTTATATCTATATTTTTTGATGTTAAATAGTCACTAGACCATTGACTTATACCTTTTACGGTTACTAAATTACCCAAAGAATCTAATTGATTATGTACCAATAAGTCTATACTACCAGTTCTTCTCAAAAAATCAGTATTATATATTTGTCCATGATCTCTTGCTAATTTTCTAGCTTCCCAAAAAGTATCAACAAATCTAGCTGGCTTTGCTAAATATAACGCTTCACTTAAATCAAAAGAATAACTTGAGCTAGTAAACCATCTTGTTTCCACAGGAGAAAGATCACCAAAATTCCAGTTTGCTTGAGCATCTATAACATTGGGTACAGAATTTACTAATCCTAAACTAATTGGATCAATAAGGTTTCCTTGACTATCGACTGGAATAAAATTCAATAACCCTTCTCGAGAAAGATAATCATAGGTTCCAGCTCTATTTCCTTGTTTAATCGTACCAGTAGACAAATCTGTCCACATGTAAAGATTTTGAGCTGTGTAAGGAGCAGAACCATACTCAGATTGCCACCATAACGGTTCTTGACTAAAGCCAAGCATTTCCCAAGGAGACGTATGGGGTCTAAATGTATCATAAAAATATTGAAATATACCCCTCCAATGTCCAGGAGAAGGTTTTCCGTTTGGTAATTTTGTATTACTATAGTTCCAAGTTAAAGGATTTCCTTGGTCAAAAGTAGTATTTAAGACAGTATCTAATCTGTTTGCTACTGCCCATCTATCATACCTTGGTTTTTGTATATTTAACCATTCTTCTCTTGAATAATCAGTAGTTCTCCAATATCCAGGTATAACCTCTAAGCTATCAAATTCTAAAACCCTATCTGGATTACTATAGCTACTATCAATATTGTTGTATATTTGATTTTCTAATTCTAATATTACTTGATCTCTATAATCGTTATATGCAGTGAATAAACTACCATCATGTCTTCTTATAACCATTGTAGCTGGAGTTTTTAGTGTATCAAGGAATATTTCTGGCGTATAAGTTTTAGTAACCCCTAAAACTGCTGCTGTAGCTGGTATATAATAAGTCTGTGATGTTGAATTACTGTTATAAAAAGGAAAACTTGAATTTTTTCCTAAATTTATTTGAGTTATAGCATCAGATAACCAAGTAGAAGCAGGGATACTATCTGTGTATCCTTGAGTAATAAACTGATTAAGTTTAATCAATAATTTACTAAAAAATGTCGTATATTCTCTATTTGAATATCTTATAGCATTAGTTAATTTTAAGTTATCTGAGCCAGTTAATAAACCAACTCTTAACATGCTGGCAGTATGATTTAAAATATTTGAACCTAAAGAAAGGTTTCTTAAAGTATCTCTAAAGTTATTATTACCAAAAGCAGAGCCTACCAATGAAGTTTGTGCATTTATAATACTTGATAATTGTGGTAAAATTTCATTAAAAGTTTGAGTAACTATTCTTTGATTATTAGGATTGCTTTCAAGATTGAATGGAATTGAAAAATAACCATCATTAGTTACTGTTGGTATAGTATCAGCATAAAGCTGAATTTCTAAAACATCATTAGTATTTAATGCCAATGAATCGCTAAGCATTAATACATTTTCACTTACATCATAATCTGTATTTTCTACTAATATGTTACCATTTAAATACACTCTTACGTTTGGCTGAAAAGCATTTATATTTTGATCTGGCGTTATAGCTAAATTATAACTTCTTTGGTACTCAACCAGATTTAAATTATCCAATATTGGAGTAATAACAAACTCTTGATTAACTGTTTGTCTGCTTGGTGAGGCATCACCATACCAATCATTTAAGTATTGGTCAAGCGTAGAATCAAAAGCGTTATTTTGATTTAAGCACCAATAATAACCTTTAATAATATTGGTTATTTCATTACTTACATAAGTATAAGCGTTATTTCCCAAATCATTATAAAAACTTATATCTCCAAAAGTATCAAAGGTTAAATTTATTCCTAATGTTGTATCTACAATATTTCCATTTGGAACGTAATTAAATAATACTGAACCTGTAAAATTAGATTGTGGATATTTAATAGAATCATCTAACCTTATATTATCTATGTCATATAAAGAAAATAATGGTGGTTGGTTAGTTAAATTTTTTGTTTGTCCTAAAATCCAAGCATTATTGTTATACCAGTAATATTGACCAGCATTTATTATGCCGCTTTTTATCCTTACTGTTTCGCCTTGTTGTGGGATTCCATTTGCATTTAATCCATCTTTAACAATAGATAATCCAATAACTCCTAACGTATTAATACCAAATACTCTATATATTATATTATTTCTGCTAGTATTAGTATCTCCAGTTAATAAAATAGTCATTCCTTCTACTAAAGGAACGCCATCAATACTATATGAACTTTTTCCAACTATATCAACTAAATTATCTTTAGTAGATAAAACATCTACATCTTGTCTTGCATATCTACCCCAATTATATAGTTCTAAATTTGGTAAAAACTCTATAATAGGTCTTGTTGCTTGAATAAATGAACTATTATCACTGTTAACATTACCAAGAACATTTTTATGAAACCAGCGATTACTTCTGCTCCAAGCATTACCATTGTTACTATCTCTTCTTATAGTCCAGTATTGTGCTGGTGTTCCTTCACTATATCCATCATAAGGGGTTGAATCATAACTTGGTACGTCATATTGATTAGAAATATTATATATATTGTCATTTATAAGACTAATTGAGTTTCCAACACCTTCTACTATAAAAGCAGTATTATTATATTCTGTATTAACATCTGCTGTAAATTGCACTTTCATACCAGAACTTAACACTAAACCACTTGGTGTAGTATATGATATTTGTCCAATTATATCAGTTACAACATCAGTAATATCTGTAATTATGTTTATTTGTGGTCCAATTTGTACCCAAAAGTAATTGGTAAAGTTAATAAACATATCAGGATTAATAGGCGGACACCATGAATAATATTCTTGACTAAACAATCTGCTTTCGTTTATAGTGTTAGCACCGTCAAATTTTAAACTATTAACAATATCTGAATAAAATTCTGTAAAATTATTAGTATTTGTATTATCAACACTTACAACCGTAGGTTCTAACTGATAATCATTTCTTTTTGCTGTTGGTTCCTGAATATAAAAATCTTCAGATGGATCATAATACAAACCATTTTTTTCACCAACAAATCCGCTTATACTTTCTAAAGAACTAGGTTGTATAAGTGTATCCGCTGTAACACTTAAAAATTTAGTTAAAGCACTGGTTTGTAGATATGCAGGTAAAAAATTACTAGACAATCTTCTGCTTGGCTGAGAAACCGTATTTGTAATTCTTGGAAGAAAATCTTTTGCAGCCATCAGAAACCTAAATTAAATAATATTTTATATATTATATATTTACTTGCTAAAAAAGTCTATTTTTAAATTGTAAATATAATTTTAACTAATTTATATTAATAAAAATGGCTTCTCCAATATATACTGGATTTAGTACTGTAAATGGCTATCAAACTCTATATAACATTGATATAGTGAATCAGGATTTACTTAACAATTTTTATACTAGACGTGGCGAAAGACCAATGGATCCAAATTATGGTAGTATAATACCTGATTTATTGTTTGAAAATAAAAGTGCTACTATAGTAAGCACTATCCAAAATGATATAACAAATATCATAGCAAACGATCCAAGAGTGCAATTACAAACTATGGAAATAGCTGAACAAGAAAATGGGTATGTTATTTTTTTAAGTTTATATTACATCCATACCAAAACTATAGGTGCATTGCGAGTAGAATTTAATAATTCTATTGGAATTGTTAATCAACAGTAGTTTTAGTCAGTTTTGGCAATTTTGATATTTTATTCATTCTAAATATCATACAATGTCTGCTAAATTTATCATCTGATGTTATTAATTTTAAATAATTTATAGAAGTTTCATCTAAATCAATAAAACTATAAGGAAATAATTTTTTATTTAATGGTTTACCTAAATAAAAATAACCGCATAATGTTAATTATAAAGAACACCCTAGCACATCTTACACTGAAAATATAAAACTTTTTATAACGCTGCGTAAGGTGAGTAAAAAAGAAGAGATATAACATCACTTAATTTCATTTGGGATAACCATTATTAACATAAATTTCAATCACATGATTATTAAAACATTTAGGGTTGTTAGTTAATTTTAGATAATTAACATCATTCATAGTTAGATCATAAAACCCATAAGGATAATCATTTTTTAAAGGTTTTACCAAATAAACAGAAAAAGCTAATGCAATTTCATAATCAAAAATAAAAACATGATATTTCTCTTTTAACTTTACCATAAATGATCTCTATTTTTCTGGGGCATTCTTTCTACATAATAGTCATCTCCTCTTTCATGGAAATATATATTTTTATTAAATATTTCTTGTGATATTGTTAATCTTAAATAATTAAAAGAATTTCTAGTTATGGTAAAATCACAAGGAATTGCATGATTTTCTCGAAAATTTATATTAAGATGATCGCAAATTTCTTTTACTAATTTTCTATCATAAACTATCATATCAAACATCATTAGACATATCCTCATATTTAAAATTCGTAGCTAGTTGAAGATAATGAACATCATTAATAGAAATTATAGATTTATAGACTGGCAACTTTCCTATTTTTTTAAAAACCAAAGAACTATCGTAAATTTCTAAAAAATCCTTTATTTGCTTAAAACAAATTATTTTGCAAAGGGGTTTATCCATTTTTAATTCTTCAAAACTATAATGAATTCTTTTATATGCAAAAAATTTAACTGAATTTTGCTCTAATTCTCTAGTTGAAGCGGCACAATTTTTGCTGCAATGCAATGCCCACCCTCTTTTCAAATCTATAGGGCGTGCTAAAAATTTTTTAGAGCATAACTGACATTTAATTTTTATTTTTTTCATAAAGGTTACTCTAGCATATTTTTACTACTTTTTCAAGAGGTAAATAGATAATATCATATTTAATAGGTTTATGCGATGACATCATCTAGTAGTTATAGTCAAAAAAGACAAAGTGAATTGTTTGCTGGAGAAAACTGGAATGTTGCTTTTAAAGCGTTCAGTACAGTAAATTTAAAAGCATATGATTATGACACAATAAAATCAGCTTTAATTCAGCAAATTCAAACACTTTATCCAGAAAATTATACTGATTGGGTAAGTAGCAGTGAATTTGTTTTTATCATAGACATGTTGGCATATTTAGGACAAAGTTTGGCATTTAGGATAGATTTAAATGCTAGAGAAAACTTTTTAGATACTGCTGAACGTAGAGAAAGCATAATAAAATTAGCTAAATCGCTTGGCTATACTGCAAAAAGAAATTATCCTGCTCGTGGCTTAGTAAAACTTCAAACTATTCAAACAGATCAACCTATAAGCGATAGTTTAGGCAATAATCTTAATAACGTAGCTATAAATTGGAATGATAGTACAAATGTGAATTGGTATGACCAATTTATTCAAATTGTTAATACTGCCTTACAAAGTACCAATCCTTTTGGATTACCTATAAAAACTGCTACCTTCACTAATAATGTTGTAAGTCAGTTATACCAACTTAATAGCCAAACTCTAACTACTATTAGTGATAGCTTTAACGATACTATAAATGGACAGAATTTAAATTTTGAATTAGTAAATCCAGATATAGATAATGATTTACTTCTCTATACAGAAATATCTCCTGATCCGCTTGCTGCTAAAAAACTAATATACCAATATGATGGTGCTGGAAATTCTAGTCCTAATACTGGGTTTTTTGGTTATTTCAAACAAGGAACTCTTGATTTTCAAGATTTTCAATTTACTTATCCTATAGAAAATAGAATAGTTGATATAAACGTAAACAATATAAATCAACTAGATGTATGGGTCCAAGAAATAAACAATAGTGGGTTAGTAGTTAATACTTGGACTATGGTTCCAACTACAGATACTATTGCTTTTAATAGCATAGATAGTCAAGTAAGAACTATTTTTAGTGTTATAAGTAGAGATAATGATCAGATAAGTATAAAATTTGGTGATGGTAGATTTGGAACTTCCCCAACTGGGTTATTTAGAATATGGTACAGAACAAGTCTTGGTTCCAGTTTTGATATAAGTACTAATGATTTACAAAATATACAAATAACAATACCTTATTTTGTTAATAATGGCAATAATAGCCAACCTTATAATTTAACATTAACCTATTCTTTACAATATCCTATTGGTAGTCTTGATGCTGGTTCTAGTGTTGCAGCAGAAACTGCGAACCAAATCCAAACTAATGCTAATCAAGTTTATTATACTCAAAATAGAATGGTTAATGGACAAGACTATAACGTATTTCCTTTACAAAATGGAAATACAGCAAGGAAAATAAAGGCTATAAATCGTACTTATAGCGGGCAAAGTAGATATATTGATATTAATGATCCAACTGGTTCCTACCAAAATACTAAACTTTTTAGCGATGATGGTATAATATATGAAGAAAATTTCAATAGAAGCAATTATGAATCATTACCAACTATTAAAACTGCTTTAGAAATAATAAGCAGCGATATTCAACCACTATTGAATGAAATTGATTTTAGAGACTTTTATCTTGCCAATACAGAAAGATTTACTGTTGATCAAAATCCTTTTCCTACTATATGGTATCAAGCAAGCAGCAATTCTAGTACTGGCGAATTTCAAGCTAATTATGGTTCTGGTTATGTACCAGCAGCAGTTGGGGTAACAGCTAGTAATAATTACAAATATATAACTTCAGGCAGTCTTGTTAAATTTAATGGTCCAACTGAAATATTAGGAAACGTGGTAAATCCTGTTTTTGCTATAGGCGATACCTTAATTTTTAATAGCACATCTATTCAAAATTCTTTTTCAAGTCCTATTACTGTTACTTTTAGTGGAACAACACTTGCTTCTACTATAAGTGATATAAACAATAATGGAAGTTTAATTACAGTAGGGATAAGTGCAGTAAATTTCAATAACCAATTACAAATTATAGATGTTAATGGGGAAACATTAACTATTATTGGAACTGCACAAACAAAATCAGGTTTACCAATAACTTCTGTTAATACTACTGAAATTTGGTGTAATGTTAATCAATTATCAGGAAATGGCATTAGTGCATCAATAACATCAACTGGGATTGGACCAGTACAGTTAAATCAACCAATACCATCAGGTTATAGAGTAACTAGCGTAATACCAAGTTTTAATAGAACGCTTACATCAGATCAAATTACTACTATTCAACAATTAATTAATTCAAAACTTACTTTTGCTTTAAGGTATGATATTTCTAGTGGTACATGGATAGTAGTTACAAGTGCAAATATTGATTTCTTAGATGCTTTTAGCTATACAAATGCAGGCGATTCTTCAAATAGCAATTTAGATGCTAGTTGGTTATTATTAGTTCAATATTTGCCAGGACAAGGATATTGGAGTTTTACTACAAGAAACCTAAGATATATCTTTGAAAGTGTCACAGATGCAAGGTTTTATTTTATTTCTAATTTTAAGGTAGTTGATAGTACAACTGGACTTGCTTTAAGCGATAATATAAAGGTTCTCAAATACAATACTAAACCTATTGGTACTGGACCAAATATTAATAATGGTAATGAAGGTTTAGGAATTCCTTATCAATTTGATATTATTAATAGCTTTCAATATCCAGACGGCTATACTGAACCTAGAAGAGTTCAGATAACATTTCCTGATACTTTTGATACTGGAAACCCAGATAATCCAGATTCCTTTTTGACGTTGGTGGATCCACAAGGAAGTTTAACTGCTGGAAGTTTATTAACTCGTTATGTTTATCAAACTTTAACTACTGATGGTGATTATCAGTATTGGGACAGTGACACAACTATTGTTACTTTTCAAGATAGTAGCATGATAACTACAAGTACAATTTCAGTTGGTTCAGTGGCATTTGCTATAAATCAATCAAAATTCTATTTAAATTCATCTGGTACTATTGTAGATGATACAAGTAATCATCAAGCATTTTTGGGAAGAAATGATTTAGATTTCCAATGGAATCATTATGCACCAGCGGATCAAAGAATAGATCCAACATTTACCAACATTATAGATACATATGTTCTTACTGAAAATTACTATCAAGCTGTGCAGACTTGGCTTAATACTGTAAATCGACCACTATTTCCTGATTATCCAACAAGTGATGCTCTTAGACAACAATTTAGCGATTTATTAAATTTCAAAATGATAAGTGATGAAATGATTTTTTCTAGTGCTAAATTCAAATTACTTTTTGGTTCAGCAGCAGATGAGCAGTATCAATGCCAATTTAAAGTAGTAAAGGTTCCAGGTACTGTAGTAACCAATAATGAAATACAACAAAGAGTTATTACTGCCATTAATCAATTTTTTAATATAGATTTATGGAATTTTGGAGAAACATTTTTTGCTACTGAGCTAATTGCTTATTTACATCAACAGTTAGCTACTGTAATCTCAAGCATTGTCATAGTTCCAAAAATTAGCACAAACAAATTTGGTAATTTATTTGAAATACAGAGCGATCCTAACGAATTATTTTTGTCTGTAGCTAGTGTTAGTGATATAATAATAGTTGATAACTTTACTCAAGGCAACTTAAATATAGGAAATTAAATATGAAAGTAAATGAATTATTAGAAGCAACTATGCAAAATGTAGACTCTAGCAATATAGCAAGCATAGGATGGAAAGATGGAAATTTGGAAGTAGAATTCCTAAATGGAAGTTTATATATGTATTTGGATGTTCCAGAATCCGTTTTTGAAGAATTTATTGAAAGTTACAGTAAAGGTCAATTTCTTGCAAGAAATATAAAAGGACAATATGAATATAGAAAAATTAGTTAATTTTAGTTGACATTTAATTATTTTAAGATTAAGATAAAATATTAAAGACAATTAAAAGAAAAATTATGAAAAAATGTTTTTGTTATAGTGATATTTGTACTTGCGAAAAAAATTCAGATGCAAATGATGACGAAGACGATAATAATGATTATTTTACACAAGAATTAGAACTATATCTATTAGGTAAAAGAGATTTTATAAAATTACAATCTGAATAAATTTTAAATTAAAAACTTAAGATTTATTTTAGCCATAGATAAAAGGAAGTGGTGTTCCACCATCTTGATAAGTATTTATTTCAACTTCTAACGCTGCCATTTCTGCAACTGCTTCTGCTTTTAATTGTGCACCATTAAGACTTATTTGTCCTTGTGGTCCAGGTATTCCAGCAAATTTCTCATATGCGTTGCCTAATATCATTTTACAGAGTGCCAATGTGTAGTTTCTTATCCAAGGTCCACTATATCTACCACTTATGAGTAAATCATCACTAACATCCATATAAGCAACAATTCCTACATCCTCTGTCACTATCTGATGCCTAATTATGGTAAGTCTGCTAGTTCTACTATCCCATCTAAAATCATAAGTTGCACCAAATAGCTTTCCAGCAGTTTCAAGCCAAGAGCTATAATAATAAAATGTTGCTAAGTCGCCTTGACCTGTTGGTTGTAATAGATATAGGTTAGTATAGGCTAAGCTAAAAGGATCGTATTGGTTTCCATTAGTTTGACCAGAATTAGCACCTAAACCTTGTCTATAAATCTTTGAAACCTCAATTATCTCTTTTGGTAAAGTATAAGTCTGAACCTCTGGCTGAAGTGTTAAAAAAAACACTCCTTCTTGTGTAGCATTACTGCTTCTTTGTCTATATCTTTGGAGAGCTATGTCTAAGCTAGTAGTTAAGTCGTTAATACTTAAATCTATTTCAACTAAATTATTTGACAATAATACAAGAACTTGATCAATAAGTTTTTGTTTTTCTGTTTTTTCGTTAGCAACCATTATAAAACCAATGCAAATATATTGTTAAACTATTTATTGCTTATTCTGATTTCACTAGCATTGGTGCGTTATCTCTTAAATAATTTTCATTGTCTTGATCTGCTTGTTGACTAAAACTAAGTTGATAACCTTCACCTTGTTCTACAATAAGCTGATTCCTTAATTTTGCTAATTCTTTTTCCTTATTTAAAGTTGCAGTAAAAATATTTAACAAAATCTGAGTCAAATATGAAAATGGATTATCACTTTTCATTTCGTTAAAAGTCAACCCAGTTTGGCATAATCTTACTACTCCCTCGCTTCGCATTTCATCAATATAACTATACCCTCTCCAATTACCACTTCTGCTGTATCTTTCTGCAAGCTGTACATATGCGTCACCAAGTTTTCTAGTGACTCTTCCATGTTTAGTAGAAAACTCGCCATTATGTAAACCATCTTTCCAATGACTCTTACCCACACATTTTAATTGATTATCGCAAAAAGAATAATGCTGAAATGCTGGAAAATTTACTGGTGTCTTAACTTCTCTATTTTTCTTATCAATAAAAGTAGGAACATGTTCGTTAGTCATTACTCTAAAGACTAATTCTTCATTTTTTATATTCTCTGCCTTAAAACCATATTGTTCTATATATGCATCAATTTGTTTATTTGACATTTTTTTATTTTCAAATAAATCATCACCAAGATTATTATTAAGTCTAATAGCTCTTTTTATTTTAGCTTCCGCAATTACTGTATCGTTTATTTCTGATAAATTAGATACAATATAATCAAAATCCTTATAGTTATCATCTAAAAAACTGCAAAAACTTATTTTACTTTTGTTTATCTCTTGTAATAACACACTGTTACTTAAATAATTAGTACTTTTTCTACGGCGTGACATAATTCCTCAAAAATGTTTAATTAATCATTAATAATATATAAAATTTTAATTAAATGCAATATAAAATTCATGTTTTAAACTTAAATAAATATAATATATAAACTTTTTATTAAAGCATTTTATGGTCAATCAAATTTACGCATCTACCAGCCCTTATTATAATACTCCACAAACAAGTTTTTCATTAGATTTATGGCAAGGTATTGATATTTTAGCATATGATACTGATAAGATGTTATTACTTCCAAAACTTTATGAGTTTAGACCAGATTTACTTAGCTATGATCTTTATCAAACTACTAGACTTTGGTGGGTTTTTTCTGTTAGAAATCCTGATGTTATAAAAGACCCAATTTATGATTTTATTGAAGGTTGTCAAATATATGTTACTGATAAAGAAACTCTTTTTAGCATATTAAACATATAAAATATGGTAGATATAACTAGCAACACTAATTTTCAACCAACAGCAGTAGTGGATGCTGATGGTAGTCTGCAAGTTCAAAACTTTGGCGGTTTATCTTCTAATATACCTACCTCACCTTTTTTAAATAGGTCAACCATTAATTTAGGTAATAATAATCTTATTTCCAATACTGGAGCAATTCAATCAGATAATGATGCAATAGAAAAAGCATTAAATTCATATGATGCTGTGAAAATGCAATTACCTACTTTTCAAGCTAATGTACTTGATACGGTTGAAAATTATACTTATAATTGGAAATTGTATTTAGCTCCTGAAGCTCAAGTTTTAAATGTGGATCAAAAACCCACTGGTCCTTTTTATATAATAGCTCAATCTGGAGTTAGTAGTAATTTTTATATCAAGGATGTTGAGATAGAAAGTATTGTTGGACCAAACCCAAAAACAAGAAATATTAGCAGCGTTGTTTTTAGAATGACAATAGTCGAACCACAAGGTATTAGCTTAATTGATAAATGGATTGCTGCTGCTGCAAGTTTAAACATAAAAAACATTAATATATGTCCACTAATGTTAGAACTTAGCTTTAAGGGTTATTCTCCCCAAGGTCAACAAGCCACAACTAACAATTTGACTAGAACGTGGAGAGTTAAAGTAAATGATATAAAAACAAATATGGATAGTGGTGGTAGTGAATATAGATTAAGTTTTACTACAGCAGAAGATTTTAGTTTCAATCGGTTTAGTGCTGCTGCTATTATACAACAACAAATTTCTTTCCCAATAACCACAGTAGGTAAATTTTTTGATGATTTTGGATATTACCTTACTTTACAAGCTACGGTAAAGTCAGCACATAGTTCTATTGCAAGAGATGAGTATGTTTTTAAAGTTAATCCACAAATGAGAAATTGGGTCATTGGCGAATTGGCACAAGAAAAAAACACACCATCTATGTTTATTGATGACTCTGGTCAACGAAGTATTGTATTAAGTACTAACATGACACTTGATAGAATTGTTGATATTGTTCTTTCTTCTACAAAAGAAGGTCAGAAAATGGCTAACCCAAGTAGCAAAAATGAAAAATTGGATAGTCAGCCATTAGCTCCTAAAATATCTAAAATAGCAAAAATAAATGGTAAGACAGAATTTTTAGCATTTAATAAAACAGCTAATGATTATAATAAAAGATTTACTTATTATATCAACCAATTCGCTACTATTAGAACTATAATTGATGAACCCAATAATATAAATCAAGATTCAAGAATTCAATACTTAGTACAAGATGCTCTAAAAAAGAAATATCAATATATTTTTACTGGAGAAAATACTGATGTTTTAAGATTGGATTTAAAACTTGATAATTTATGGGTAATGTCAAGTCAATATTATGCAAACTCATTGCAAAGAAAAAATAACGTAAGTTCAAAGTTTATCAATCCTAATGATAAGACTAGTAATATTAGTACGCCTGATGATTTAAGAGATCAAAATAAAAATAATCCTTATCAGTTCACTCCAATTCCTAATAGTGAAACAGAAACTATATTAAAATATACACAAAATTCTGATTTTACTAGCAATCTAAATACTAATTCTACCCCTATTCCGAAAAATCCAACCACTATTGACCCTAATTTATTAAATATAGAAAGTTTAGATCAATTAACATCAAGTAATCAAATAAATGTTTCACAGTTACAAAGTGCTATTACTACACTTGATGCACAAAATACTGCTAATGCTCCAGTACAAGCACCTCAAGCCAATTCAATATCAAATATTCCAACTCTAACTGGTACACTATCAAGACTAGCACCTCCACAAGTATCTAGTCTAATAAGCGGATTAACTACTAATACCCCTAACTCAACAAATGCTAATGGAATATTAATAGAAACACTAAATACCTCAAATATACAGAACTTAAATAAAAATGCTGTTTTAAGCATGTATAGAAATCAAATAGATCCACAATTAGATAGTCATAGAGTTTTAGATAATATTGAAGAAACAAAAAATTTAGGAAGAAGTATTTTTGGTATTATAACTAACCAACTTTATAATCAATCTAGTGACTTGATAAAAATAGAAATGGAAATCCGTGGTGATCCTTATTGGTTAGGTGAAAGTGATTATGAACAATTTACTAGACTAACAAACAATACTACTGAACAACCAAGCAAAGTTGGCTATGCTAATTTTTTAAGGGGAGAAAATTGTTTATTTCTAACTTTTCAAACACCATCAACTTATAATGATGCTACTGGATTAATAAATTTACAACAAAGTGATTTATTTGCTGGTGTTTATACTGTCATTACTGTTGTTAGCAGTTTTGCTGATGGTAAATTCACACAAAGACTAGATTGTTCAAGAGATATTCAAACTGATCCTAAATTACTAAGTAAATATATAAACTCAAGTAACTCTCCATCATCTGTTTCTAAAAGTAATGGAAACTTGGTTGGATTAATCAATAAGATAATTTAAGATATTCAAATGAAATTTGACGATATAAAAGCTAATAAAGATATAAAAGCGATTGCTTCACAAGCTCCTATTGATTCAAAGGTTTATGGAAAAGAAGTGATTGTGAAAAAATTTGAAAAACTTGGTTGGAATTTAGCTGGTTCAGGTCATTTTGCTTTGGTTTTTGAAAATCCAAATAAAAATTATGTGATAAGAGTTGAATATAATAAAGATTTAGGTTTTGAAGAATTTTATGAATTTGTTAAAAATCACAAATGTAAATATCTTCCTAAAATAAAAAAAGATAGTATTAGAAATGGTGGAGAAATTAAAAATATCTATTTAATAGAAAAACTAATGCCACTAAAAGATGAAAAGTTAAAAACTATAATTATTAACTTATTTAATGATTGGCATCCAACAGAAAAAGATAAAATTTTATTGAAAAAATATCCAAGATTAGAAGAATTTATAGAATATATGGTAAGAAATATTGGAGATAAAACATTAGATATTCACGAAGATAACCTGATGCAACGAGCAGACAAAACCCCTATAATAATAGACGCATTTTATAATAACATATGAGTTCACAAAGTCGCATAAGTAATCCAACTGGTGGAGCAATAGATAGGGTTGACTTACGATGCACTCAAATTGGAGTTGTCAAAGAAGTCATAGACGGCGAAACTATGGGTCGATTAAAAGTTTGGATTAAAAATAGTAATACTTTAGAAAATGATCCAAGAGGTTGGGTTACTTGTAACTATGCAAGTCCTTTTGCTGGAGCAAGTGATCCAGAATTTATTGGCAATAACACTCAAAGTTATGAGCAGACACAAACAAGTTATGGATGGTGGGCTATTCCGCCTGATTTGAATAATGAAGTTTTAATAAATTTTATTAATGGTGACATAAGAAAAGCGTATTGGTTTGCTTGTTTATATCAAAAAGATATGAACAATATGATACCTGGTATTCCTAAAGCAACCACTTTTCAAAATAATCAATTTGGTGGTTTGGATGTTGCTAGTGCAGAATATAATAAAACTGCTAATACTTCAACTGTTAGACCCTATTATGAACCATTAGCTGATGGTAACGCAACACAAGGATTAACTACTGATCAATTACGAGGAGCTGGTAGTAGCGGAGCTAGAAGAGAAAGTCCAAGTAAAGTTACTGGAATTCTTACACCTGGTGGTAATCAATTTATTATGGATGATGGTGTTGGAAGTGAACTTATTAGGTTAAGAACCGCAAGTGGTGCTCAAATTCTAATAAGTGAAACTGAAGGTCATGTTTATGCCATTAGTAGGGACGGAAAAAGTTGGGGAGAATTAAATGTCGATGGTAATGTGGATTTTTATGCTGGTGCTAATTGTAGTGTTCATGCAATAAATGATTTTAATGTAACTGCTGGTGGTAATGTTAATATTGATGCAGGTGGAAATATCAATTTACGAGCTACTGGCTCTATAAATGCTTTATCTACTGGAGATCTAAATTTTACTGCTTTAGGTAATAGTTCTTTATCTGTAAAAGGCTTATATACTTCTACATTCGACAGCGATATAAGACATTGGCAAGCAAATGGGAAAATAACAATATCAGATACTTTTAATCATGGAAATCTAAAAAATGATAGCAGACCAAGTAACCAAACTCCATCTTTACAAACACAAAGTATAAAAAACTCTAATAAACAAGAAACGTCAACACAAACAGTTTGTAGTAGAGTTCCAGACTTTGAACCTTGGGCTCCACATGCTCCTACTGGTTCTGGTTCTCCTACTCCAACAATGGAAGAAAATTACGATGCTCTTGCTGGTAATGTTACTAATAGTGCTACTATGCCATTACCATTAGTAGGAACACCAAAAGCAGGTATGAAATCTGGTGTTTATACTCCAGTAAGTTATGATAGTAAAAATCAACCAGTCTATAGTTATACAGGAAAAACAACTGCCTTGACTCCTATAGCAACATTGACAACTAGTCAAGATGGTTTATCATTTATTGAAGGTCAAGAAGGTTTAGTTAATACGGTTTATAATGATGTTGGTCATAAAGCTATTGGAATTGGACATAATATCGTTCCAAGCGATCCATCTTATATACAAACTGGACCAATTACTGATGAACAAGCATATGCTTTGTTAGCAAGCGATCTTAAAAAAGTCGAACAGACTATGAAAAAATACATAAAAGTACCATTAACTCAATCACAATTTGATGCAATTTCAAGTTTTATTTTCAATATTGGTTCTGGTTCTTTTATAAAAAGTACTTTATTAAAAGAATTAAATCTTGGCAATTATAGCGAAGTACCAAATCAATTCATGAGATGGGTTAATGTGGCAGGAAAAGTAAATCAGGGATTAGTTAAACGCAGAAGAGCAGAAGCACTTTTATTTTCGACTCCTGCTTCTACTAATTAAAATAATTCCATTTTACTATTGACTTATAAATTTGTTTGTGATATTCTAATTATATCAAATAAACAAACAAATAGGAGTTTTTATGAATAATGTTGCAACCAAAACAAGAGAAGAAAAAACTTATACTATTGCGAAGTCCAGAACAGGAAAACCTGATATGTTACAAACTGGCACGTTATCAGAGCTAATTGAATATTATAGCTACACCTTAGAGTGTGGTAAAGATTATGAA